TGAATCAAGAGCCGCATTGGCGGTTGATTGAAGATCTTAGTCAGGGCACTTATGAAATGCGCCGTAAACATCGGCGTTATCTTCCGCAAGAACCGCGTGAGCTTGACGAAGCGTATGACAATCGCTTAGCGCGCTCTACTTGTCCGCCGTATTTTGTCCGGCTTGAGCGAATGCTCGCCGGTATGTTGACGCGTAAGCCTGTCAGGTTGAACGATGTTCCTGACAACATTCGCGAGCAACTGTTTGACGTTGATCTGCAGGGAAACGATCTAAATGTCTGGTGCTATGAAACCGCTCGCAAGTGCATTCGTTACGGTCACGTTGGTGTGCTCGTTGACGCTCCTGCTGCTGGCAGTAACGGGAGACCCTATTGGGTAACCTATACGCCGCGAGAAATTTTAGGTTGGCGCACTGAACTTGTTGATGGGGTGCAAAAGCTTACGCAGCTTCGATTACTTGAAAAGGTGATCGTGCCTGATGGTGACTATGGAGAAAAGGAAGTTGAGCAAGTTCGCGTGCTAACTCCTGGCGGCTTTGAGATTCACCAGCGTGACACGAAGGGTGAACTGCGCAAGGTTGATGAAGGCGCAACCAGTTTGAATCGTATTCCATTCGCTGTTGCTTATAGCAACCGGGTGAACGTGATGGAATCACGCCCGCCAATGGAAGATATTGCAGAGCTAAACCTTAAGGCTTATCAGGTTCAATCTGATCTTGATAATCAACTGCATATCTCGGCAGTCCCGATGCTTGCCTTTTATGGTTTCCCGTCTGCGGCTGAAGAGGTTAGTGCTGGCCCTGGTGAAGCAATTAGCTTTCCGGCTGATGGCCGTGCTGAATATATTGAGCCAGGCGGCAAGAGTTATGACGCGCAGTTCAAACGGCTTGAACAGATTGCAGCGCAGATCAACGAACTTGGTCTGTCGGCTGTGCTTGGTCAGAAACTGAGCGCAGAAACTGCTGAGGCGAAGCGCATTGATCGCAGCCAAGGCGACTCAACAATGATGGTGATCGCGCAGAACGTGCAGGACATGATCGACAACTGCCTGCAGTTCCACGCTGATTATTTGCAAGAGGCACAGGCCGGCAGCAGCTTTGTTAATCGTGACTTCCTTGGCTCGCGCCTTGAGCCGCAAGACGTTCAGGCACTGCTGCAGCTTTACACCGCAGGCACCATCACTCAAGAGACTTTGTTAAATCAGCTTGCCGAAGGCGAAGTGCTTGGCGATGATTTTGAAGTCGAGGCAGAGCTTGAGGCAACTCAAAACGGCGGCTTGATCGAGATGCAGCAACCTGAGCCTGCGGCGTCTCCTGAAATGCCTGAAGCTTCGGCAGAACCCGAACAAGAGGATCAAATCCCGGCATGATGAAATGGTTGAAGAGGCTGTTTGGCATGAAAGATGAGCTTGAACGTCAACGCCTCTTGTTTGTAAGCAAACGCGAGCTGCCAGAAGATACGTTCGCGATTGTGCGCCTTTCTTGGTTTGATGATTATGGAGTACGCACAATTGATGAAGTCAAGCTTATTTATGAAGATGAGTCTGAAGACGACATGATCCCGCAATTTGCTTTGATTGTTGCTGAAGCTCTTCGTGGCGGTGCAGATGTTTCTATCTTGACCAAAGTTGAACCGGAGCTTTTAGGGATCATTGACTAATGAGCACGCCCGCCAGTCTCTACAGAAACGCGATTGATCTTAATCGTTACAGCAACAGTGTTGCTCGGCGGATTATCAATGCTTACAACGATATTATTTTGGATGCTGTTGATCAGCTTCGTGCAATTGAAGGTTTGGACGAATCGTTCAAAGCAGCGAGACTAAGGGCAATCCTTGCGCAGTTGAAAGAGTCGCTTGGCACTTGGGCTGGTGATGCAACAGAAATTACGGCGCTTGAATTGCAAGGTTTAGCTGAACTGCAGTCTGAATTTGTAGAAGCACAGCTTCGCAAAGTATTGCCTGCAGGTAGCCGCAACATTGTCAATACAGTTGAGGTTTCGCCGCAATTTGCGCAAGCTGTAGTGACAACTGATCCGACACGGGTTGGTGTTGTCACATTGTCAGATGATCTTATTGCTGCAGTAGAAGGAGCACCGCAAACTTTTAGCTTGACAGCGGCGCAAGGTACAACGATCACGCTGCCTAACGGTCAAGTTGTAGCCAAGGCATTTCGTGGCCTTGCTGAGGATCAGGCGGATCTATTCGCGCAAGTTGTACGGAATGGGCTTTTGACTGGTGAAACAACTGATGAAATCGCTCGCAGATTAAAAGGTCGGCTTAGGTTTGGCCAGCCTGGCAGCGTTAGGCAGATTGCAGCAGCCGGCGGGCAAGCCACAACTGTGGCGAACAATCAAATCATGGCGCTTTTGCGAACAAGCATCAATCAGGTGAGTAATGCTGCATCACAGCAGGTTTATGAAGCAAACCAAGATGTAACCAAAAAGTATCGCTACGTTGCGACGCTTGACACGCGAACTTCTGCAATTTGTCGTGCGCTTGATGGTAGAGAATTTGAATATGGTAAAGGTCCAATGCCGCCGCAGCATTTCAACTGCAGATCAACGACAGTCGCGGTTGTTGACTACAAAGGTTTAGGTCTTGAGCCACCACCGCCAGGTAAACGTGCGAGTGCAGATGGGCCTGTTCCTGCTGGCCAAAGCTACGGCACTTGGTTGAGCAAGCAACCAAAAAGCGTACAGGCTGCAGTGTTAGGCCCAAATAAAGTTGCCTATTTCAACAGACTTGCTAACAAGTATGGTCCAAAGGATGCCATCGCCAAAATGGTTAGAGACGACGGATCAGAGCTAACCTTGGCACAGCTCCGCCAAAGGTACGGTGCCGTTAAAAAAGGGTAAGTCTCAGCAGACGATTTCGCAAAACATTCGTCAGTTGATCAAGGAAGGCTATTCGCGGCAACAAGCTGCAGCGATTGCATTTTCGCAGGCTTCCAAGACACGCAAGCGAAAGCCACGGCGTTAGGCTGAATTGATTCGCTTTGATCTAATGCCTGGTCATTACGGCGGCAAAAAGATGCCTAAAGGCAGCAAGAAAAAAGGAGGCAAGAAAAAGTGAAACGCGGTGATCGGGTCAGCTGGACCTATCAAGGTAAGCGCACTTATGGCGTCGTGACTAGCGTTGCTGGCGAGCGAGCCATGATCAAAGGTCCAACAGGCGGAAACATTGTGCGTGTTGGCAGCAAGGATGATCCTGTGATTCGGATCAAATCTGAATCGACCGGAAATCCTGTGCTCAAGCGTGAATCGCAACTTCGTAAAGCACCGAAGCGCAAATGAGCGTCACCTATCGCGGCGAGACGTTCGACGGCTACAACAAGCCGAAGCGAACGCCAAAGCATCCTGACAAGTCACATGCTGTCTTAGCGAAAGAAGGCGACAAGGTTCGCCTGATTCGTTTTGGCCAGCAGGGCGTGTCAGGTTCGCCGCGACGTGAAGGCGAATCAAAAGCATCTAAGGCTAGGCGTGAAGCTTTCAAATCGCGCCATGCCAAAAACATCGCCAAAGGCAAGTTCTCTGCGGCCTATTGGGCAAATAAGACGAAGTGGTGATACTATTTATTTGCAATTAACTCTACGAGTTATTCATGTCTGAAGAGCAAATTCAAGAGGCTACGCCTGTTGATGCCGCAAGCAATCAAGAGCTTGATGCGTTGAAAAACAGCATCGAAGCACTTGAGCGCAAGAATCATGAACTGATCGGCAAGCTCAAAAAAGCTAAGGCCGTGCCTGATGGCGTTGACGTTCAAGAGCTAGTTGAATTTAAGCGTCAGGTTGAGCAATCAAAGCTTGAGTCTGAAGGTAAATACACTGAGGCTCGGCAAGCATTAGAGCAGCAGTTCCGTGAAGCAACTGCAGAAAAAGATCAGCGCATTGCTGAGCTTGAGGCACGCGTCAAAGAACTTGAGCTGATTTCGCCTGCTGTTTCTGCACTAGCAGACATTGTGCATGATCCTGATTTGGTGCTGAAGACCAAGCTCAACAGGGATCAGATTCAACGCGAAGCTGACGGCACTGTTGTCGTTGTTGACGGTTATCAGCGCACACCTGTTGGTGAATGGGCAAAGTCTTTGCCTTCATGGATGCAGAAACAACCCAAGCCGCAAGGCAGCGGCGCACCTGCTGGCCGCAGTTCTGGTGAAATTCCGGTCGGCACTAAGAATCCGTTCTTGCCTGAATCGTTTAATTTGACTGAACAATCGCGGTTGTATAAAACCGATCGCGATATGTATGAAAGGTTGAAAGCTGCAGCCTCACGCTAAACTTTTGTTTAGGCAAAGCTACGCGGAGCCAGAACGGGTTACGCCCACACCGTAAACAACTTTTGAGGATTTTTAGTCATGGCGACTCTTCGCTCTGACATCATCATCCCCGAGGTATTTACGCC